AGCTATAGCCCTTTATCTTACCTGCGGAGATGGAGAATGGGGTGCTGAAGTTTATGGCTGTGCTGCTGATAGGCAACAGGCCTCTATTGTATTTGATGTAGCAGTAGAGATGGTAGACCAGTGTCCGGCATTAAGGAAAAGAATAAAACCAATACTATCTCAAAAGCGGTTAGTCTATATGCCTACAGCAAGCTTTTACCAGGTTTTATCTGCTGAGGCCTACACTAAACACGGCCTTAATGTTCACGGGGTCATCTTCGATGAATTACATGCCCAGCCAAATAGGGAGCTTTTTGATGTAATGACCATGGGTAGTGGAGATGCAAGAAAGCAACCCCTATTCTTTTTAATTACAACAGCCGGAACAGATAGGCATTCCATCTGTTATGAAGTCCACCAAAAAGCAAATGATATCTTAAGAGGCAAAAGGGTTGACCCTACATTTTATCCGGCCATTTATGGTATAGCTGAAGATGATGATTGGACCGATGAAAAAGTATGGTATAAGGCTAACCCTTCACTTGACCACACCATTGAGATAGAAAAGGTAAGGGCTGCCTTTCAAAGTGCTAAAGAAAACCCGGCAGAAGAAAACCTTTTTAGGCAACTTAGGCTTAACCAATGGGTAAAGCAATCAATCCGCTGGATGCCAATGCACCATTGGGATGCTTGCTCCTTTGATGTGGACCTAGAAAAACTAAAGGGCAGGGAATGTTATGGGGGCCTTGACCTTTCAAGCTCCATTGATATTACAGCCTTTGTTTTAGTTTTTCCACCAATCCCGGAAGATGATAAATACTATGTCCTACCCTTCTTTTGGATACCAGAAGAAAACATGCAGCAAAGGGTAAGAAGGGATAGGGTGCCTTATGACATCTGGGCCAGGGAGGGCCATCTTAAAACAACAGAAGGAAATGTTATTCACTACGGCTTTATTGAGAAGTTTATAGAAGAACTATGGAAATCGCCTTTGATAGATGGGGAGCAGTCCAAATGACCCAAAACTTAGAAGGTGCCGGCTTTACCGTAGTTCCCTTTGGCCAGGGCTATAGGGATATGAGCCCACCTACAAAGGAACTTATGAAATTAGTTCTTGAAAAAAGAATAGCCCATGGCGGCCATCCTGTTTTATCCTGGATGATGGATAATATCCATATTAGAACTGACCCGGCAGGGAATATAAAGCCTGATAAGGAAAAGTCCACAGAAAAAATAGACGGAGCCGTGGCAATGATTATGGCTTTAGACAGAACCATTAGAAATGAGGGCAGTAAGTATGATCCCAATGAATTTACTACAGATGAGGCTTTAGATAAGCTTTGGGGCTAGGAGGTGATGGAGTGCTAAATAGAGTTAAAAATATTTTTAAACCGAAGGCTAAAACAATACCGGAAACCATGGAAATTAACGATAGAAGGCTTTTAGAAATGCTAGGAATTAAGGTAGATGAGCTAAACTTTCAGGGTGAAAATGCCTTAAAGGAAGCTACTGTCTTTGCCTGTATCCGGATTTTAGCTGATAGTATAGGGAAGTTGCCGGTTAAAGTTTATCAGCATAATGGCACTGTGGACCATTACCTAACTCCTCTTTTAAAGACTAGACCTAATCCTTGGATGTCTGCCAGGGATTTTTTTAAAGCCCTAGAAGTTAAACGCCACCTTTATGGCAATGCCTATGCCTGGCTAGAGTTTGAAACTAAGGGTAAGGATGCAGGGAAAATAACAGGGATCTATCCATTAGACAGCTCTAAAATAGAAATCTATATTGATGACATAGGCCTGCTCCCTGGTAAAGGAAGGCTATGGTATGTCTATAGGGATAGTAAGGGGACTGAATATAGGATTGATCCAGATGAAATCCTTCACTTTAAAGGTTTAACCAGTGATGGGATTGTAGGGATTACCCCTCTAACCCAGCTTAGGAAAACAATCGAAAATGCAGGAGCAGCTAGTCAGTATTTAAATAATTCCTTCAAGACAGGCCTTCAGACCAAAGGGATTATTCATTATATTGGAGATTTAAGTCCTGAAGCCCAAAGAAGGTTTAGGGAAAGATTTGAAGAGATGGCCTCTGGCCTTAAAAATGCTAACCGGGTATCCCTACTTCCTATAGGCTATCAGTTCCAGCCACTAAGCCTAACCATGGCTGATGCCCAGTTTCTAGAGAATACCCAGCTGACAGTAAAGCAAATCGCCGCCGCCTTTGGGGTTAAAAACCACCAGCTAAATGATTTAGACCGGGCAACCCATACCAATGTGGAGCATCAACAAAGGGAATTTTATGTAGACACCTTAATGGATATTTTAACTGGCTATGAGCAGGAATTAACTTATAAGCTTTTTACCCAAAGGGAACTAGAAAAGGGCTATTATATAAAGTTTAATGTTAATGCCATCCTTAGGGCAGATCCAAAAACCAGATATGAAGGTTACCGAATTGCCATCCAATCAGGCTTTATGACGGCCAATGAAGTAAGGGCTCTAGAGGAAATGGAGGCACTACCAGGGGGAGATAAGCTTTTAGTTAATGGCAATATGATGCCTATTGAAATGGCAGGTGAGCAGTATATGAAAGATAAGATTACAGAGGAGCAAGTGAAAGGTGGTGGTGAAAATGGCCAGTAAGTTTTGGAACTTTAAAGCCCTAGATGATAATACTGGGGAACTTACCCTTTATGGGGAAATTGCAAATGAGACTTGGTGGGGTGATGAAGTAACACCAAAGGAATTTAAGGCTGATTTAGATGGTCTGGGAGAAATAGACACTTTAAACATTTATATTAATTCCCCAGGGGGCGATGTGTTTGCAGGGCAAGCAATTCATTCCATGCTTAAAAGACATAAGGCCCATAAAAATGTATATATCGATGGCCTAGCAGCAAGTATCGCAAGTGTTGTAGTTATGGCAGGTGATAGAATTTTTATGCCTAAAAACGCCATGATGATGATCCATAACCCTTGGACCTTAGGTGTAGGCAATGCCTCTGAATTTAGAAAGCTGGCTGAGGATTTAGATAAAATTCGGGAAAGCCTAATTGCTGCCTATGAAAATCGCTCTGCCCTCCTAAGGGATGAAATTATAAAGCTTATGGATGGGGAAACCTGGCTAACAGCAAAGGAGTGTTTAGAATACGGATTTTGTGATCAGGTGGAAGAAGAAAAACAAATTGCAGCATCTATTGATAAGGCATTATTAACAAGGTATAAAAACACCCCAAAGAAACTACTGGATGGATTAAAGGAAAGTCCGGGACAAGAATTACTAAAACAAAAACTACTATTAGAACTTGAGCTGTAAGGCTCATTTTTATTTTGAAAGGGTGATTAGTTATGAGTAAAAGGTTACGTGAACTATTACAGGCCTTGGAAACAGAGAAGGCAAAGGTGCGAAGTTTACTGGCAGAGGACAAGGTCCTTGAGGCAGAAAAGGCCATGGAGGAAGTCCGCTCCCTACAAAAGCAAGTGGCCCTACAGCAGGAACTTGAGGCATTAGAAGAAACAGATTTAAGGGATGCTACTCCTGTTAACAGGGCTAACCAAACAGTTGCCCAATTGGAAGAAGAATATAAAAGGATATTTTTAAAGGGCCTAAGAAGGCAGAGGATTACTGCCGATGACCATAGTATTATCGAGGAATATAAAAATGTGATGCATGAAGGTGGGGTAACTACTGACCCTGATGGGGATACAGGAATAATTGTTCCAGAGGATGTCCAAACAAGGATTAATAAATTAATGAGGACTCTAAATGATTTATCCCGCCACATTAGGATAGAAAAGGTAAACACTTTATCTGGCTCCAGGGTTCTGGAAAAGGATGAAGATATGGTGCCCTTTGCTGTAGTAGATGAGTATGGGGAGATCCAGGAAATTGACAATCCGAAGTTTACACCAGTTACTTACAAGCTCATTAAACGAGCTGGTTTTTTACCTTTGACCAACGAGCTTTTAAAGGATACTGACCAAAATATCTTAAGCTATGTAACAAACTGGATTGCTAAAAAGCATGTGGTAACTAAAAATAGCTTGATTATTGCCGTCTTAAACAGCCTTAATAAGAAGGGTTTAACAGATATCAAAGCTATCAAGAAAGTTTTAAATGTGGATTTAGACCCGGCCATTAGCCTATCCAGCACTATTATCACTAACCAAGACGGCTTCCAATGGCTGGATGAGCAGGAGGACGGCAACAACAGACCCCTTCTTCAAGATGATATTACCCAGCCGGGTAAAAAGCTGTTTAAGGGCAGGCCCATTGTAGTGGTGGCCAATAGAACCCTACCTTCCACCGGAACCACTACTGTTAAGGCTCCTTTCATTGTAGGAAACTTTAAGGAACTGATGGTGCTATTTACCCGGGGAGTTTATGAACTGGCTTCCACTAATATTGGTGGAGATGCTTGGAGAAGAGATAGCACAGAACTTAGAACCATTACCAGGGACGATTGTGTGAAGTGGGATACAGAGTCTGCAGTATTTGGACAACTGACAATTTCCACCGGAGCATAAGGGGGCGGGACTTTCCGCTCCTTTCCCTTTAAGGGGTGAGTTAATTTGATTATTACACTGGAAGAAGCAAAGATGTATCTCAGGGTAGACAGCACCGAAGAAGATAATTTAATAGAATCCTTAATCGATGCCGCTGAAACCTATCTTGAAAATGCTACCGGTAAAACCTTTGACAGTTCAAACTACATTGCTCGGTTATTTTGCCTAACCCTAGTTACCGATTGGTATGAAAACCGAGGGCTAGTAGTTGGCAAAGTAGGAGAAGGGATAAGGCCGGTTATTGAAAGTCTTTTAGCTCAGCTAAACTACTGTTATCCGGAGGTGGTGGAATGAACCCAGGGGATTTAGACAAAAGAATAACCCTACAAAAATGCATTACCACCACTAATGAAAGCGGTTTTGAGGTGGAAACTTGGGAGGACTATAAAACTATCTGGGCGGCTGTCAGTAACCTTCATGGCCGAGAATACTTTGCTGCTGCCGCTGTTCAGGCAGAAAATACAGTAAAGTTTACTATCCGCTACTTACAAGGATTGGATACGACCATGCGAATACTTTTTCAAGGTAAACAG